CCAATTTTAAATCAGTACTAGAACGGTTTGCAAATTGACTAGAAATCATAATTACTTCGTCATCTTTTAAAGCAGTTGGTATTCCTTCTTCTAAAGTAAAAGTACTGCCACTAATACCGTAGATTCTACCTATGAAAACTCCTTGAGTTGTAAATAGTAAATCACCTTCATCAGCCGCCACATTCTGATTACTACTATCAACTGCGATAACTATTTCAGTAGTTCCTATTTCATATCTTGCACCATCACTTGAGTTATTTATACTACCATACATCATCATTCTTTCAACGGGACCGATTGTGGAATAAACAATGTCTTCAGTAAATTTATAATCCTTATTTACTATTGGCCCTAATAATTTACCAACATCATTTCTACCTTTAACTTTTAATTTAAACATTCCATCTTCTACGACTTGCTCAACACTCTCAACAACTCCAGAAAATACTCTTTTCTCTATATCGTAAACACCCTTAAAATAATCTAAATAAGATAAAGTTCCCCTAACGTGATTATTAGTAGTTAAACCGTTTTCACTTAAATCATATCTTTTTTCACTACCACTAACAGGGACGCTTTCTGTATTAATAGGATAACCATATAAAGATACATTAGACATACCATAAGAGTAAGGAAGAAAATCTGTTTTATTATAAGAT